ATGAGGCCGGTTGGAGCAGTCATTGGCTGAACGCCGCAGATGTCGTAGGCCATCAAGTTTGGCATTGCGCGACGAACCAAGCTGATGAGTACTGGGTCATAACCAGCGACTCCTCCGCTGTTGGTGAAGCTTGTTGGCATGCCGAGATTGTTTGAGGTCATGTCTTCTGTGAGGTGTTGAGCGCGGATTGCTTGCTCTTGGTTCTCTAAGAGGACGGCTGTGACCTTTTTACGGTAATCATCTCCGATTGTGGGGAGTGCATCGTGATTGAGCACTGGGTTCCACTTTTCTGTCAAGATGTCATATGGTGTGTTATCTTGAAAATTCATTTTAGTAGTATCTCCTGTGAGTTAAAATTATTTAGTAATTTTTAAAATTACAATTTCTTGTTAAGTTTTGCGATTGCGTTTGCGTATCCATCAACAGTAGATGATTCTGTATCTCTTACTGGTGAGAATGTCATTTCCTCGTTGATATGTTGGGTAACAGGAACAACGGGGGCTACTTGACGAACAAAGTTTTGTGATGCCAAGTAGTTGTTTTTGATTGCTACGAGTTTTTCACGATACTCTTCTGGGCTTCCAAAAGCAACATTTTCCATGAGGTTTTGAAGTCTTGCAACTTGAGTATCGGCAAGGTCTCTTGTTTCGGCAACAAAGATTCCTGCACATTCAGTCAAAGAAAGTTCTTTGCGAATGCTCATTGATTCGTTGATAGCCTTATTGAGTTGTTCTGAGAGTTCACGGTTTTGAGAATACAATTCATCAAGAGCGTTGTACTTCTCGTCAGGAACATCAATGTAGTGATTTTCGAAAAGGTTTTTCAAACCACTGATGAAGTTTTCTGCAATTTGTGTCTTGATACCTTGTTCAACTGCAACAGCATTTTCTTGCATCCATTCTTCAACAACGTAATCTAGATAATCATCAACTTTTTCAACCAGTGTATTTGTTACACCGTCAAGGTAAGATTTTACGTTTTCATCAAGTTGAGCGACGGTTGCTGAAACATGGCTGTTTACACGATCTTGAACAGCAGCTTCAAAAATACCTTCAAGTTGGTTCAAAAGAGAAGATGAAACGTTCTCTTCACCGAGAAGAGCAACTAAAGCAGAACGGAATTGTTCTTTTGCTTGTTCTTCGACTTCAATTGGCTCATCTTCTTCTTCCTCTTCCATTTCCTCGTCCATTTCTGGTTCTTCTTGAGGGGGGGCGGACATTGTTGGCATTCCAGAACCCATTGCACCAGCCATTGCAGCTGCGGGCGTTGGAACTTGAGCCTTCAAAAGATTATTTGCGGTTACGTATGGAGTTGGAATAACGTTTCCCTTACCATCTGGTGTATAGGCAAGACCGTTTGCTGGCATTGCAGCACCCATTTGACCCATACCCATATTTTCATTTAATTTGTTTGTTTTTTTCATTTCAATAGATCCTTGAACTTAAATTATTTAGTAAATTTTTAACTCAATAAATTCCTCTAGATTTTCCTTTTTGTAGATATCCCATAGAGGATTGTAGAGCTGCTTGTGTTTTCGCAGGAACTCCTGCAAGACCCTGCAGAGCAGCGTCTGCACCAAATGCCTTTAGAGACCATTCCAGAGGGTCTATGCCGACAGCGGCTAGACCAGGAATTTTACCGGTAACGGCGGAACCAAGTTTGCCAAAACCAGACAAATATGCACTTGCCGCACCACTTCTTATTGCTTGTTTTACTGCAAAATCTGCAGCAGCACCGGGTAGACCCCCACCCATTCCCAAAACTTTAGTTGCTGCTCCTGCAATATTGGATATTGCCTGCCCCTTGCTACCACCCAATCCAGGAAGTGATTGCAATAATCCAGAAACTCCACTGACTATACCCCCGGCAGTTGTCCCTTCCATGGCTTTGTTTAACATTCTTGCGTAATTTGCCCAAGCTGCCTGTCCATAAATTCCAGCGCCCGATGGCATTTTGGTGTCACCAAACATTATTGTGGATGCTTTTGACCCAGGTCTTACTTTTGTTTCTTTTATTTTAGGAGCACCGCCACCGAAGCCACCGGTGGTCTTTACTTTTTTACCAGTTCTTCCAATGCTTCCGGTAGAACCAGCAATAGCCTCCAATAAAATTTTTTTAGTATATGGATCGAAGCCAGCCATGTTTAAATATTTCCAAAATATTCTTTAAATATTTTTACAATATTTTTTTCAAGATTTCTTGAAGATGAGTTTTTAATAATTTTACGAGAATTTGCAAGTTGTCTTTCTGCCCAAGTTCCATTATTAAAAATCCATTCTCTACCTTCCATGATTCCATTTACGAAAGCATTTGGTGCTGAAGGATCTGCAACAATATCAATTGCTGCTAGCATGAAGTCTTCTTGAACTTCTTGATAACCATTTTTGCTTTTGAGAGAACCCATGCCACGGGTAGATACACCCAATTGAGCACCTTCGTCAATAAGGTTTTTAACGATTTTGCCCATTGGAGTATCAAGGACTTTAGCTTTACCATAAATGTTTTTACCATCTTCATACAATTCCTTTACAATATGTGAAACCCGATCAAGATTTACAGTTGGTCCTGTTGGGTGGTTTAGTTCACCCAAAGCACGACCTTTGTTTACGTATTCGTTGATATATCTTGAAGTTTCTTTGGCAAGAGTATTTTTTGGATAAACTCTTCCATTTCTATTTTTTACTTCAGATTGCATGAAAACGCCTTCAATAAAATAATTACGATCTCCGTTGCCGACGTTTTCTTTTACGTATTTAATGTCTTCTGTAAGTTCTGTGATGAGTTTCATAATATTATTTAGTTAATTTTGTGGTGGTTGTGGTGGTGTTTGTGGTGCAGATGGATCTGATGCATAATCAGAAGGTAGTCCTGGTATTCCGTAAGCCGGATTATTTTCTCTATATCTCGGATTATCTCTAAGTCTGGAAGGACCTCTTCCTCTTTCTCTATTTTTTATTTGTCTCCATCTATCTCTAAAATATCTATCTCTGTCTCTTAAATATTGCTCCCGTCTTCTTTGATCTCTATTCCAGGCTTCTTTTGCTCTTCTCCAATTTTCCATTGCTCTGTTGTAAGCTTCTCTCGCTCTCTGAACATCATCTGGATTATTTGGATCGTGGGGGAAATCGTCCATTGACGGTGGATCATCTGGACCAACCCAATCTGGGAAATAATCGTCACTGTCTGGTTCGGGAATGCTTTCAGGGTCTACCCAATAAGTGTCAGGTCTATCCCAAAGTGGTGGTGGTGGCCAGCTATAAGGTGGCCAAGTTGGACGGGGTGGTTGCTGTTGTGGTGGCTGGCCTTTTCTTCCGGGGCCAGTGGGTGCTCCTTGGCCCGGAGATCCCGGTGGTGCTGCTTGTGCTATAAAATTGGGATATTGTGCTGCTAAATTTTGACTTGAACCAAATGAAACAGGAGTCCCAACATTTGAGACTCCTGCTGAAAAATTTACATCTTCATTTACTTTTTTTTTAATAAATTTTGCGATACAGCAATATATTGTTGTTTTAACTTATCTCCAACTTTTTCATACAAAGCTTTTGAAGCTGATTTTTTAAAATCAACTGCGTTTTCTTCAATTACATTTTTTACCATTTTTCTTATATTTTCATTCATTTCAATACCCTTTGTGCTTTCTTGTAAAAATCTAAATTATCTTTTAATTTCGCAGGACTTTCAGTTATTTCTTTTACAAAAATATTTTTATTTTTGTTATTTAAAGTGTCAAACATTTCCTTTAGATTTTTAAAGTCATTTTCATTTATATTTATGAAAGTTCCATTTTTTAATTTTAATTTATTTTTTAATTTTGAATCATAGTTTTCAACAAAATTTATAAATTCTTTTATTTCTGTTGAAAAATCAGTGTTATCTGAAGATAACATTATTTTTGATTTAAACTCAGTTTCAACTTCTTTTATTGCCTCATTTAACTTTAATGATAGTGAATTTATCAAACTTTTTTTAAATGCAGAATCATTTTCTTTAATCAGATCATTTATACCAGATTGAAGTATTAAAGTTGACGGATGTTTCATTGTAGAGCCTGTTCTTGGCCGGGAGGAGCCATTCCTTGCATTGCCATAGCTTGTTGTTGAGCCATCAAAGCCATCTGTTCTTTTTGAGCTTTCTCTTTATCTATCTTTATTTGCTCGTCAATAAGTTTGATATCTTCTTCTGTTTGTTTCAATATTTTTGCGCGAATATACTCTGTAGAAAAATATTTTCCAGCATATGGTTCGACTATTGAAAGGATTTTAATTCTTTCTGCCAAAATTTCTGATTCTTTTAAATCCCAAAAATAATTATCGGTATTGTAAACAAATTTGATTTGTTGTTTTAAAACCGACCAATCTTCTTCCGTAATAACACCACGAAGAAGTAATTGTACTCGTAGGAAATCCAAAAATAACCTTGAAAATTGATGACGAAGACGTTCTATAAATTTATAAAACTTTACTTCTTCTCTTGTAATTTCAACAGAACGTCCCATATTGAATCCCGTTTGTTCGGCAACAAGACGACTTAGAGGTACGTTTAATGAATTATATAGTTTCTTTTTAAAGTAATCAACGTCTTCAATTTGAGACATCGCATTACCACCGGGAAGAGTTGTGATTTGAGTTCCTTGTGAACCTTCTCTTCTTGGTAACCAATAATCTTCAAGAACTGAAAGATGGTTTCTCTCATCACGAATTTCACCAGTATTTTGATTATAAATGATTCGGTTGCGGAAACGACTCATCATATCCCGCATATACTGCTCTGCTTTTTGTTTTGGCAGCTGACCAACGTCAATATAGAATACTCTGCGTTCTGGTGCTCGGGCTACACGATAAACTAGAAGAGCATCTTCTAGTTGCCTTAACATGTTTAAAGGTCTTACGGCCTTGTGCAGATAGCCAAGAACTCTTTTTGAATTGAGATCGATGAGACCAGAAGGAACATACACTATGCTATCCAAAGACAAATGAAGACCACCTGGACCAGTCATCATGAATGATTCTCTATCAGAATCAGTGTACAGGTAATATTCTTCTATTTCTTTAATTACGGAAACAGAACCAGACTTTGTTCTCTCTTGTTCTTTTTTAACTTTTCTTATTTTTTTAATTTTAAGCGGATCTATAGGAACGATATCTTTGATACCTTCCTGTGGATTATCTTTATCTATAACGATATTGTAGAAAATTTTAGAATCTATGTACCATCTTCTAAAAATTTCATATGCTTTATGATTAAAATCCAAAAGCTGAACTATTTTTTCAAATTCTTTGTAAATTTTTACTTTAATAGACTCTGGTATCGGAAGATCATTTAAATTAAGTTTTACTGGTCTCGAATCAGTTCCCTTTACAATAGAAGCATTTACTATTTCATCGATTGCATTGTCAACTTCTGGATAAACCGACATGTTTCTGTATTGAATAACAGAACTAGATTCATCTTTAAGAGTTCCAGTGTAATCGATGGCAGAACTAAAATAACCACCAGCTTCGACGGTTACAGTACCGTCAAAAACTTCAGGAGCAGTAAATTTTTGCAGAGCCAGTTCTTGTTTCTCTGCTTTTGTTTGCTGCTTTTTACCAAATTCAAAACCAAAAGCTTCAATTTCCATTATTACCTCTAATATAATTAGGTTTGGTTTATTGGGGTTATTTTGGTTATTGATGACTCTCCAGAGCTTAGAGTGATCTGATCGTATATCAAAACAACAGCAAATTGATTTAAAGTATTTGGGTTTGCCATGTTAAAAACAATTGGTTCTATTGTTTTAGGCCAACAACCAATTAAACCAAATTCTTTGATTGGTTTTTCACCATTTAAATCCAGTTGTTGAACTTTCCAGTTATCCATTTTATAAGAATTTTGTGGTGAAGATATATTTGTTGTATGTGAATTTATTAAATTTTGCCAATCGCTAAATTTTTTCCACATATCTCTTGTATTTCCAGTACCATCATTAACATCGTCTACGATTCTTATAGACCAAGAGCCATATTGTTTTTCACCCGGATAATATGATTTTCTTCCAAAATAATTGTATTCCATTACTAAAGTGGAAACGGTTGGAATTTGAGTAGCAGTTACGTGAAAATGGCTTATTTCTCCACCGATATTTTGTGGAAATTTACCAGAAATAATATATCTATTTTCTCTGGTTCCACCGTTAAAAGCTTGTTTGAAATCAAAAATTGATGGCATAGTATTGCTCCATTACTCTATTTCAAACCAATCAAAAGTCATAGTAACGCTGAAATTTCCTTGATTTGGGGAACTCATATCTAAGTTAATACCACCAATTTGACTTGGCCAACAATTTACTAATTTAATTGTTCTTATCGGTTTATCTCCGTTTATTTGTAATTGGTTTATTGTCCAATTTTTTTGTAAATGTTTATAAGAAGCGTAATTGTTAGTACCGGAACCACTTGTATCAACTTGGTGATTAATGTGGCCGTCTAATTTTTCTTTCCATCTATGAAATGCTTGCCAAAGATTATCTGCAGTATTGTTGTCATCATAAATGCTTATATTCCAAACAGTGTAGCTTCTATCTCCTGCTAGAGATAAAGTTCTACCTCTATAACCAACATAAACTGTTCCAACTTCTGTTCTTGGCAACGAAGACGAATAAAATTTATAGTATTCTTTAGAGTTTACTGAAATCCCTGTCGGCCACATAGACGCATCATTCACTATTTCAAATCTATTAGCTCTGGAGCCACCTCCAAAGTTTTCTTTAAAAGCTTGAATTGAATTTATTGATACTGCCATATTATGAGCTTGATTCTGTGGTTACAGAAATTCTAAATTCTTCGGATGCTATTAGTGGCTTAACAGTAATATCAATGGTGAGTGTTGCGCTATTATCTGAGTTATTTGAACTGTCACAAGTAATTTGTGTAAATGCTGGATCTAAAAATGCACTCAATGATTGTAGATAGAATGAAACTTCTGATGTTATTGAAGCTCGTGTTGTTGCATTATTTGGCAAAAACACATATTTTAATACAATGGTTCTAACAGTTGTTTCAATATCTACTCTTAATTTGGATGGGCCGATTCTATCATTTGATGTGTATGATGAGTCGGCCCCAGCAGTAGCTCCGACAAGATCTAATCCCATAAAATAAGTTTTATTTAATTGTGTATAAAAATTTACTCTATTTTTCTTAAATATATTTTTTGTTCCGGTATCTGTCCACAATATAGGTGTTTGGACTACACCATTTAATACTGGCGAAGTGTCTAGCCCCGCAACAGTGTAATAAATGGTATTTCTTAATTTTGCATTAGTAAAT